TTATACCTATAAGGGAAAAGGAGGAGCTGAATGTCGGACAATAAGCGTATCGGCAGGCAGTTCCCTACGCAGTCTGTGGTGTTGGAATACAACGACACAAAAGGCGGCGAAGCTATACTTTTGTATGAACAAAGCACACGGCGCTTGATGCCTTGGCAGAAAGAGCAGCTTTATAATATCATGGCTACCGATGACGAGGGATACTGGCGGCATATCAAGTACGGCTGGTCTATCCCACGAAGAAACGGCAAGTCGGAACTTGCAATAGCAAGAAGTATCTGGGGACTGCTCCATGATGAAGCTATCTTGTATACAGCTCACCTTGTAAATACATCTACAACAGCCTTCCTGAAGATCGTTAAGATCCTCGGAGAAATGGGATACATCGAGGGCGAAGATATCAAGATCAACAGGCAAAAAGGCGGAGAAAGCATTAAGATGCTGAAAAATGGCGGCGGTTATATCAATTTCCGTACACGAACAGGCACAGGCGGTCTTGGTGAAGGCTATGACCTGCTTATAATCGACGAGGCTCAGGAATACACCGCAGATCAGGAAACTGCGCTGCAGTATGTTGTTTCCGACAGTCAGAATCCTCAGACACTTATGCTCGGCACACCGCCGACAGCAGTATCCAAGGGCACTGTATTCCCTAAGTACCGGAAAAATGTCCTTACCGGCAAAACTCAGGACAATGGCTGGGTAGAATGGGGAGTAACTCAGATGTCAGATGTTGAAGATGTGGATTTGTGGTATCTTTGTAATCCTTCACTCGGGCTTATTCTATCGGAAAGGTCGGTAAGGGGTGAGAACAGGGAGGACAATATCGATTATAATATTCAGCGCCTTGGATTGTGGTTAACATATAACCAGCGTTCAGCGATAAGCCGTGAAGAATGGCGCAAGCTGATAGCCGAAACGGTATCAATGCCGGAAAAACCTCGGATCTATATGGGCATCAAGTATGCAAAGGGTACATCGAATGTATCACTTGCGGCAGCTGTAAAGCTCGCTGACGGAAGCATATTCGTTGAAGCGATTGACTGTCGCCCGACAAGGGAAGGCAATGCCTGGATGATGCCATATCTGCTGAATCCTCATGTAGCAGGAATAATCATAGACGGTGCAAACGGTCAGACTATTCTTGCAGATGAAATGAAGCAGGCGGGAGTAAAGAAAAAGCCGGTACTTCCAAAGGTAGGCGATATCATCGAGGCAAATTCAATGTTTGAAACGGCTGTACTTTCAGGTACTATCAAGCACTCAGATCAGCCAAGCCTTGAGCAGATCGCATCTAACTGTGAGCATCGTTCGATCGGATCCAATGGCGGCTTTGGATACGTAAGTATACTTGTAGGAGCTGACATTAGTCTGCTTGATGCCGTGCTCCTGGCATACTGGCTTTGTGCCACCGCCAAAGAAAAGAAAAAGCAGATAATCAATTATTAAACCTATACCACAGGGTAAAAGTGGGGGAAAGGATGTCTAAAATGGCTGAAAACGCAGAATTCAAAGCAATCACAACACAGGAAGAGTTCGATGCAGCTATCAAGTCAAGGCTTGAGCGCTGCAAGACAAGTACGACCGAAGAGGTCACCAAAAAGTTTGAGGGTTATATCTCGCCCGATGATCTCAGCGCTAAGACTGCTGAATCACAAAAGCAGATAGATGATCTGAATGCACAGCTCAAGATAAGGGACGGCTCTATTGCAGACCTTAACGCAAAGGTCAAGGCTTACGAGACCAGCTCGGTAAAACTGAGAGTAGCCCACGAGAGCGGTATCCCGTACGAGCTTGCAGATAAGCTTTCCGGAGACACTGAGGAGGACATCAGAAAAGATGCACAGACCTTCTCGAAATATCTGGGACACACCAACAATAAACCTGCACCCCTTGCTACTACCGAAACATCGGGCAACAGCAGTAAGGAGTCGGAATTAAGATTAGGCTTGCGTAAAACGCTTGCCAAGATGGAAGGAGAATAAAATATGCCAGACACAAACACAAATTCAGTAGTAACAAGAGGTACTATGCTCGAACCTGAGGTAGTAACAGAAATTTTTAATACCGTAACCGGGCATTCCACACTTGCTAAGCTTTCAGCTCAGCAGCCTGTCGCTTTCAACGGCAACGACTATTTTGTTTTCTCGATGGATGATGAGGCTACGATCGTAGGCGAGGGTGAAGCTAAGGAAAGAGGCGCTATGGCACTTGGAAAGGTCACAATGAGACCTGTCAAGGTGGAGTACGGCGCAAGAGTTACCGACGAGTTCCTCTACGGTACCGAAGAGAAGAAGCTTGAGATCCTCACCAACTTCGCACAGGGCGCAGGTGTCAAGTTCGCAAGAGCTATCGACATCATGGGACTTCACGGAAAGAATCCAAGGACTAAGCAGGTGTCTACTCAGCTGGGTACCAACTACATTGATGCAGCAGTTACCGCTTCCGGTAATGTAGTAAACTACACCGATCTGTCAGATCCCGAGTCTAACCTTGAGGACGCTATAGCTAAGCTTGGTGATTTCGACAACACAGGTTTTGCTTTCTCAAAGACATTCGCAACAGCAATGGCCAAGATGAAGGTGAACGGAGTTCCTCAGTATCCTGAGTTCAAGCTCGGCGGCAATCCCGGGGCACTCGGCGGTATCAGCTGTGACGTGAACACCACAGTAGATTTTGACAGCGACACAAAGAAGGCTTATGTGGGAGACTTCCAGAGAGCTTTCAAGTGGGGCTACGCTAAGCAGCTGCCGCTTGAGATAATCCCTTACGGTGATCCTGATAACACAGGCAGAGATCTCAAGGGACACAACGAGGTATATCTCAGAGTGGAGGCATATATCGGGTTTGCTGTGCTTGCTCAGGCTGCATTTGCAGCAATCGCAGCAGCTGAGGAAACCGAGGAAACCGATGATACGGAGGGCGTATGATTTACCGTGTTATAAGAAACTTCTATGATCTTCAGGACAACAGCCGTATGTACAGGGTAGGCGACACCTACCCTCGTGCAGGGCTTGAACCGTCTGAGGAGCGCATAGATATGCTTTCCACAACAAATAACCCGTGCAAGCAGGCGTTTATCGAAATCGTAAAGGAGGGAGACAGCGGCAATGGCAGCGGCGGTTTATGCAACAGTTCAGGAAATACAGTCACTGATGAGAGTGCTGACAACGCAGGAGCAAGAAAAAGCCGAAAGTCTCCTGCCAATCGCAAGCGCAAAGCTAAGGATAGCAGCAAGTAAGCACGGTGCTGACATCGATAAGATGATAGCTGGCAGCGAGGATATAAAGCTTGCTGTCAAGGAGATAGTCTGCAAAGCGGTAGTCAGAGCGCTTGATGCTACGGCTCAGACAGGAGCTGCATCGGTAGTTTCGCAGGAGTCGCAGTCAGGGCTTGGCTACTCTGCATCAATGACCTATCTTAATGCCGGGCAGTCGCTTTATTTTTTGCGTAACGAGCTTAAAGACCTTGGCATCATGCGCCAGCGCTACGGTGTACTTGACATTTATGGCACGGAGGTGTCGCAGAATGATTAAAGGCACAAGCATTGAATTGCTTTCATATTCAGGCGGCGTGCTGACAGAGGAAACTATAGACGATGTGCTTATCGGTGAGCCGACAAGTTCAGCGCCGACAGACCGCACAGACGGCAGACTGCTTGGCTTTACACTTGGGATACCTAAAGGCGATGCGCACGACTGGACCGACCGGATGGTAGAGTTCTGGGGCAAGCGTTTTCGCACACTCGGCTATCCGCAGCGTGGTATCGAGGAAAACATTCCGCTGCGCTGGGGACAGAATATAAAGGTCGAGCTTGCTGATACATCGGGTATATGCACGGTGTTCAGCACAAAGACCGGCACTAAGTACATTTACAGCTATGTCTGCATCAGAGATTCAAGAGGCGGTACTACCGTCTCGACAGATAGTTCAAGGATAGCAGGCAGGCTGCAGGTGCGCATCTATGCACCGTTCACTCAGCAGGGCGACTATATCCCGCAGGTGGGTGACATCATCATACCCTGCGAGTGTGACGAGAACGTAGACACTACAAGTGAGCAGACGATATCACAGAGCATCAAGGCTCT